CTGACTGTTGACGACTTTTTCAAGCAGGTTATTTTTTCTCCAGAACAGCTTGAAACGATCGCAAAAGAAAAAATGACCCCAAAACCATAACCCCGCAAGCAGTTAAGACGATTGCCAAACAAGGCGGGGAATTAACGATTATTGCTAATTAGGAGGACAAAGGAATATGGCGAAGCTATCTGATCTAGTTAGGCTCCGAGACAATCATTTCATCACGATTCAAGGTGAAAAGGTACCTGCAGCGTTCACTTTTGCCTCAATTGACGCTATTGAATCCGCATATGGGCAAGGATACAAAGCATTCGAGAAGGATTTGAATCTTATGCTCAAACGGAAAGTGATTCATCGCGATCAGAAAACCATGAAACTCATTTGGGCGCTTGTTTACGGCTTACTTGTCGGTGGAGGTACGGAAACTACCTTTGATGAGATGAACCGTGCTATTCCCTTTTCGGAAATTCCTAGTGTTATTCAAGAGGCAATGGATATTCTAAATGAGCAGAACTTCCAACTAAGTGACATAAAAAAATAAAGTCGCCACAACAGGAAGGTGAGGCCCAGGAGGATAACGATTACCCCTGGGCCTTTTATTTGTATGTGGCGAAAGCGCTGATGGGATACTCGCTTCAAGAATTCATGAAATTAACGCCGAATCTGTGGCTGAAACAATATCTAATCTATATCGAGATTAATAATCCTGATGGTATCTACAAAGAGAAACCTAAGCCCATTCGGAAACAGGTCACACTGGACGATATTCCATTTTTTAACTAATTAAGAAAGGAGGAAAATAATGGCTGACGAAACTCAAAACGTTGTTCTTGATTTCAAGATGAATGGTCAAGTACAGTTTGCTAACACAGTGAAAGACATCAACGCCGTGATGAACACGGCCGCAAAGGAATATCGAGCCCAGATATCGTCTATGGATGATAATGCTAGTTCGACTCAGAAACTGGCTGCTGAACAGCAGAAATTGCAAATTCAATCCGAAGCTGCTGCTAAAAGAACGCAAATTCTGTCTGAACAATTGAAGACGATGCAAGATCGTGGTGAAACATCTGGCTCTTCATTTGATCGGCTCGTCGGCAAGGTTGCGGATGCACAACGGGTTGAAAATAGCCTGAAAGGTGCTCTTGATCAAGTTAACAGCCAACTCAGTGAGCAAGGTTCCAAAGCTAACGATGCCAAAGATCATATCAGTAACCTGCAGCAGGAAGAGGGCGAGCTTGATTCTAAGCTTAAGCTCGCGTCTTCATCGGCTAAACTGGCAAACGCCCAACTAGGTGATAATGCTTCCGAGTCGCAGAAGACAGCTGCCGCCCAACGGCAACTGTCCGAACAAATGGACTTGTCTCGGCAAAAAGTTGATAACTTGAAGCAACAGTTGAAGGAAACGGTCACCGCTTACGGAGAGAACTCATCTGAGGCAACACAGATGAAAGTCAAGTTGAATGACGCCGAAACATCTGTGGCCAATTTGGGTAACCAAATGGATAAATTGGGTAAGGAGTCACAAGATACTAGCTCCAAACTTGACGAGATTGCTAAGAACACAGCTGCTGAACGGCTGCAGACTGTCGCCAATGGATTTCAATCTGCTGGTCAAGGCCTACAAGATTTTAACCAAAAGGCGCAGGAAGCATGGACACAAACTGATGATGCTGTTGATAACCTGACCAGCAAAACTGGCGCTGTTGGAGACGTTGCAAATAAGCTTGGTGAGTCATTTGAGAAAGTTGAACGCTCCGAATCTGGTGCGCAGATGGAATCGCTGGATTTGTCGAATACCATGGCAGGGCTTACTAGTCAATTCAATTTGAGTGGTCCGCAGCTGGAAAAGACATCCGAAGACGTTGCCAAGTTCAGCCAGATCACAGGTCAGTCTGGGACTGACGCGGTCAACGCATTACATGATTCCATGTCACGATTCAATCTCAGCGCTAAAGATATTCCTAGCGTACTTGATGCCTTTGCTGCAGCGTCTCAGCGGACAGGTGTACCAGTTGCCGACCTTGAAGAAGATGCATCAAAGGCATACCCAGCCTTCAAACAATTGCACATTAGTCTTCAGCAGGGAATTCCACTACTGGCGTCCTGGAGCAAATCGGGGATTGATTCTTCCACAGTGCTCAAGGGCATGCAGAAGGCATTCTCTGCCGCCAAAACTGAGAACAAATCTTTCAGCGATGTCATGACGCAATCTTTCAAGGGAATCAAAGATGCTAAGACAGACCAAGATGCTTTTAACATTGCAATTCAAACATTTGGCGCCAAATCAGGTCCACAGATGGCTCAGGCTATCCGTGATGGCAAGGTTTCACTTGATGGTCTAAAAAAATCAGCCCAAGACACTGGTGGAACCGTCTCGAAATCTTTTCAGCAGACCTTGGATCCAGTCGACAAGGCCAAACAAGCTCAGAAAGAATACGAACAGACTATGGGTAAGATTGGTGGAACAATTCAAGAGACCCTATTGCCTGTGATCAAGGGGCTTCTGCCAATTGTTAAAGGTGTCAGTGATGCATTCAATAAGGCACCAGCACCCGTGAAAGCGCTGGTTGTTGCGTTTGGTGCGATCACTGTCGCACTTGGTGTCTTGGCACCAGTCATCACGGCAGTTGCAACAGTTCTGCCAATGCTCGGTGTTGGTGCGACCGCTGCCGGTACAGGGGCTGGCCTAGGAGCTGCAGGCATGGGAGCTTTTATGGCCACGCTCCTGCCGATTGTCGGAGTGATTGCGGCTGTAATTGCCGCGATTACCGCAGTCGTTTTGGTTATCAAGAACTGGGGTGCGATTGTCACTTGGCTCAAGGGTGTTTGGAGTACCGTTACCAGTTTCTTCTCTGGAATGTGGACAAGCATTAAGCAAATCTTCACGATTGCGATTAATGCCATTACCAATTTTTTGAAGCCAGCTTTTACAGCCGCTGTAAATGTCATTAAGTCAATTTGGAACGGTATTAAGTCCTTCTTTTCTGCTTTATGGAACGGAATCAAAGTAATCTTTACGGTGGCGATTACCGCTATTGCTGTCATTATTGGTACGTATCTCAATATCTGGAAGACCATTATTACGACCGCAATGAATTTAATTAAGGGTATCATCACCAATGTTTGGAATGGTATTAAATCATTCTTTGGGCCAATCCTAGCCAGCATAGGTAACGTGATCCGGAGTGCATGGAATTCCATCAGTAGTGTTACCTCTAGTGTGTTCAACGAGGTTAAAAGTGTTGTTTCAAGCATTTGGAACAATATCAAGAATGTCGTTTCAAATGTCGTTAATGCAGTCAAGTCAGTTGTATCTAATGCATGGAACGCAGTTAGTTCGACTACTTCAAACATTTTCAATAGTGTCAAAAGTGCAGTATCAAATGTGTGGAACAGCATTAAATCGACTATCTCAAATGTTGTGGGAAGTATTAGAAATGCTGTTTCAAGTGCTTGGAATGCGGTTAGTTCTGTGACATCTAACGTCTGGAACAGTATCAAAAATGCAATCTCTGGGCCAATCAATACTGCAAAAGATATCGTTCGAGGAGCGATTGACGCCATTCGAGGTTTCTTCAACTTCAGTATCCACTGGCCACATATTCCAATGCCGCATTTCAGCATCCAACCCAGTGGTTGGTCTGTTGGTGATCTTTTGCATGGATCTATCCCTTATTTGGGTATTGACTGGTACGCGCAAGGTGGCATTATGACGCAGCCGACTATGTTTGCCAATAACAATGGCCGGGCACAGGTTGGTGGCGAAGCTGGGCCGGAGGGCGTTATTCCACTGAACGATGATACGTGGAATAAGATGGGTGCAGCTATTGCGGCTCATATGCCATCCCAGGGACCAATTACGCTGCAGGTGGATGGCCGCACGTTTGCAACTATCACCGGTCCATACACCTCGGACTACTTGAAACAGCAGGATGCAACTCAAAACTTTAGCTATGGAAGGAGGCTTTGATAACAGATGGTTGAATTAATTCTGGACGGTCAATCTCTGGCCCAGTCTGTGCCGGGGACGTTGGTCACCAAGAAGCCAAACATTCCCGCAGCTAAGCGCGATGTGCAGTTCACAGACGTGCCTGGCCGTTTGAGTGGTTCATTAACCGAGAAACGTGGTTGGAAGGATATTACTTGGTCACCAGAACTCCAACTCGTGGACTTCAAGACGCTCAACCAGTCATGGCGGAAGACACGGCAGTTACTGCAATCCGCGTCGAAGCTAGTGTTGAGTGATGACCCCGACTTCTATCGGCTCATCAAGTCAGTCACGATCGGCGAGTTTTCGGTAGACGATGTGGAGGTCAGTGGCTCCTACAAGCCCAGCTTCACTTTGGATCCGCTTGAGTATCAGACGACTGATCCAAAGACATTCACGGATAACTTTGACATCGTGAACCCCGGTAACGTGGCAGCGGAACCGTTGCTCACCGTGTCAGGGTCCGGAACAGTCAAGATCTCCGTGAACACGAACCAATTCTCAATCGACAGCCTGACAGCGCCTGTCACTCTCGACTGTGCTAAACACACGGCGACCATGGCTGAGAAGGATATCACAACCTCGACAGCGGGTAATTGGCCGCTCTTTGTGCCAGGTGTCAATCATGTCATTTTGACCGGCATCACAAGTATCACAGTGCAACCTAGGTGGTGTTATGTATGAGTACCGATATTGAACTCTATCCGCGTGACCAGAATGATTTCAGTCACCACGGCTATGCTTTGGACGACATCAGCAATGATATCGTCACTTGGCAGCTCAACGCGAAGTTCACCTTGACGTTCGATTATCCGATGTTTAGCGAACATGCTGGAGACCTCGTGGCTGAAAATATCGTGCGCGTGCCAGTTCCGGGGGGCAAGGCCGCTTTTCGAATCGCGCAAGTGATCAAGTCAATGGGTCATCTTAGCATCACTGCTTATCACGTGTTCTGGGATCTTAACGATGATTTCATTGCGGACACCAACATCGTTGACAAAGATGGCCAGGGCGCACTTGATCAGATCATGCGTGCTGCCAACTATCCAACTGGCTTCAAAGTTCTATCAACAATCGGAAATGTAACCAATGCCCGGATGGTTAGAATGTCAATCATCAAGGCACTTTTGGGAACGGATGACAACTCGTTTCTTAACCGCTGGGGTGGTGAATTCGATTGGCAGGACTTTAGTTTCAGCGTCAACCCTCGTCTAGGAAAAGATCATGGTGTTCATTTTGAATATGCGCACAACTTGACCGGATACGAAGCGACCAAGGACAGTAGTGGCATCATTACGCGACTGCTGCCAGAAGGCTACAATGGTCTTTTACTACCTGAGCTGTATGTTGACAGCCCCAAGTTAGGCAATTATCGCAAACCGAAGATTGGCACCAAAACCTATCAGGACATCAAGGCCATTGACGAAACACAGGCAACAGGGGATCAAAAAGGTGCTGTTCCGGTTCAAGAAGCGTACGAGTTACTTCGTGCTGCCGCTACGAAAGAGTTCTCCGAAAGTCATATTGATGAGGCCAAGTGGACGTACAAGTTGAATGTGGCGTTGCTTGAGAATACTGAAGAGTACAAGGATTTAAGCATCACTACCACTGTGTTGCCAGGCGATACGGTCACCATCACGCACAAGCTTGATGGTATTGATGTGAGAGCGCGTTTGACTGGATATACCTGGCAACCGTCAAATCATAGCTATCTAACACAGACGTACGACAGTACATCGCGGCCAGATGTTGCATATAGCAATCTCAGTAGCCGGGTCAACGAGATCAAGTCACAGATTGAGTTAGTTGATAAGGTCGTGATTGCGAAGGCAACAAATGGCATGAATTCAACAGGCTGGGGAGATCAATCGCCGGTCGATCTGAATATTGCTGGTAAAACCGGTGACGTATACTATCAAACGACTGCCAAGGG